GATTGAGGCGCCTTCCAGCGTTTCCTTGCTGACCGTGCAGCGCTCGTTCGCGATCAACCGCGCCACGAGGCTGTTCCGCTTCTCCGTTTCCTCAGCCTTCCGGTTCTTCACGAGCGCGGCGATCTCGCTGAACTTCACGCCCTCGATCTCCGTGTCGGCGTTGAACGCGGGCTGCGGCTCAGGATCTGGTTCCAGTTGCGGTTCCGGCTCCGGATTCGGAGTGGGATTCGGCTCTGGTTCCGGTTGCAGTTCCGTCGGTTCAGTGCGCTCTACCATCGCCGCCAATAGCTCGTCCTTCGCACCTTCAAGCAACTCTTCAGCGACGCCGCGCCCCTTGAGCGTTTTCACCATTTCTTCTCTTGTCATCAGTTGTACCCCCGTTTCGTGATTCACCAAGAGGCGGATGCCCTTTGCAATACGCCTCAGCCATGTCAGTTGATCCTCGCAGTTCTCAGCCTGTGTTGCCATCTTGAACTCCTTCTCCAACAGTGCCCGCGCCTTGTCCTGCGCGGACTTCTTCGCTGCCGCCGGTATATCTGCCTGCGCTCCGCGTCCGCCGATGACGGCACGCAGCGCGTTCTCGTTCAGCTTGTCCGTACTCGGATTGACCACCGGGAAGAACATCAGGTTTCGCGTGTCCTCGGCCGACGCCTCGCCGAGCAGCGTCTTGCTGGCGATCCAGGACTTGACCGCGCTCGGAAGATCGGCCACGCGCGAACTCTCCGGCCTGTCGCCGCCCGTGTGCTTCACGTAACCAGCGATCATCTCCGTGAGCGTCGGGCCTTCCCACGACGTTCCTTCCTTGCCGCTGTACGACGGCGTACGCGCGGCGCTGCGGACGTTGGTTGCGAGCGGAGTGTAGGTCACCTTGCGGTCGACCTTCATCGGTTGCCCGGAGAAGACGATGTCCTTGCCGCTGAATCCGTAGCCAACGCGGAAATAGGCGTCCGTTCTCCCGTCCTCCGATCGGAGGTTGTACACAACGGCATCCTCGTAGAGATCGGAAACGTACAGATACCCCCCGTCCGATGGCATGTACTGTTCCCGCAACGCCGTCTCAAGCGCCCGCGTCCTATCCTCGAAGCTCTCCCCCTCTCGCAATTGGACTGCAAACATGATCTGCTCCCTCTCGTTGACCCTCGGTGCGCCGCATCCGTCCGCCCACGAACACGCGCCGATCGCCGATGGCAACAGCGCGATGTGGTCTGGACGGATGTTGTGCTGCACGACGTCGTAGGGGATGCCGTTCCACGTGCCGGACCGCTCCTCTTCGTCGCAGAGGTAGCCAGTGGAGACCTCAAGCGGGTCACCCGCCTGAAGCGTCTGTAGAGCCTTCTCCGCGTCGCCGCCCATCTCAAGCGCGCGCTCGACGTCGATCCACAGCTCACCCTTCAGCTTGTCCCCGTCGTAGTAGGCGTGGTAGAAGCGGCCGCACACGTTCTGCTCGATGACCGCGATGTCAGACGACGAGATCGGCTCCTCTCCGCGCATCGGATGACCGACCGGAATGGGGATGTCATCCCACTGCATCGGCAATACCTTGTGCAGCTCGTCCGCTGTCAGCAACGCGCTGTTCAACACGCCTTCACGCACGGCGACTACCGGCGCAACGAGGTATGTCTTGCCGTTGACGACCTCTTCGCGCACTTCCGCCGTGACGGTTTGGAGCGTTACGAGCTTCATATCACACCGCCGGTGCCCATGCACACGTGCAATTCGGATGAGCCGGAAGCAGCCCGCGCGCCTCTTGGATCGTATACGGACCTGCGTTCACAATGTCCTCGCATATCCCCGTCGGGCAGGGACCGCCACCGAAGATGCCGTCAACCTTCTCTACCCGGTAGTCCTCGTACCTATTCAGCGTCGCCTCGTCGAACGCCCGCGCCGTCTCCGTTCGCGCCAAGGTCCGCGCCCTGGTCAGGCCGATCTTTCGCACCCGCCCGTTTCGGCCAGCGAGGTCGGAGGCAATAGCGCGCGGGTTCTTGCCCTGCGCCAAGCCATCGGTGAGTACGCGCGAAATCGATTGGTCCATCGCCCGCGTGATCCCCTCAAGCTCGGCGAAGTTCCGCGTGTAGAGCATCCCGAGCGCATCAGCGTGGAAAGGCCCGGCGAGCGTCACGCCGATCGCCGTGTCGGCCGCCGCAGGGATCTCCAACCCCAGCTCTCGCATCTTCCTTTCCGCCCACTCGACGCCCTTTGAGTAGCTGCGCTTCACGTAGATGTTCTGCCAACCCGTGTGCATCACGGTCGACCGACCTTCGTAGCTGATGATCTCAAGGATGCCCTGGTCCTCCTGTTTGGCGAGCCACGCCATGAAAGCCTTGACCTTTTCCGGCGCGTGCGGGTAGTCGTACACGTCGGCGTTCACAGCCATCGCCGCGCGGATCTTCGAGCCGCCGAGGAATCCTTCGTCCACGATCTTCGCGCGGATCTGCTTCTCCAACAGGCCGAACCGCTTGACCATCTCCGCCTCGTACTGGTCCTGCACGGGCTTCATCCGCCGTGCGGCCTCAGTCAGCGCGTTCACAGCCAGGCCAACAGCTTGCGCGCTCATCTCTCCGACCTCCCGCGCAACCTCGCGAACATCGCGGCGACCTCTTCGTCGCTCTCGTCAAGCTCCTGGACAGTCAGCGCGACGCCCTCCGGCTCTGCCGGCTGGCCCACCATCTCGCGTAGCTCTGGCACCGTGAACAGGTCCATCGGCTGCCCCGCGCTCACCTTGTGGATCGCGTTCGCGCGTTTCTCGTAGACCTCTGCTTGCTCCTGATCGGTGAGGTAGAACAGGTTTGGCCACTCGACTTCATACTGCCCATCCTGCGGAGGGTCCAGTGCCCCGATGTCAATCAGGCGATCGATCAGCGCCTCCAGGATGTTCGGCCCAGCGAACTGCTCCTGCCGTTCCGCGATCCGCCCCAGCCAGTTGGCCTCATCCTGTGACGATGCAAGGTCTCCGCGTTCGGTCCCGAGCAGGATGCGCTGCGGGATTCCCGTCTTCCCGGAGATGAGCTGGATGAGCACCTTGAAGATCGAGCCGGGGTCTTCTGGCTTCGCCCCGAGCTCCTTCCAGTCAACCCCCTCCGAGGCGACCAGCCGCTGCAGGTTGTGGATGTAGCTTTGCCATTCCTCCTTGACCGAGGCGAGGGCACCGGACGTGAACTCGTAGCCCTCCTTCGGCGACAGCGCGTACCCCTTGACGACCGTCTGCCAGAACGCCTCGGCTGAGCTGCCGACGACTTTGTCAAGGTCCTGAAGATAGTTGTAGACCTTCTGAAGCCTCGGCTCGCCGAATACCTCGTTCTCAAGCAGGCCCTCGGCGACGTGGATGATCCGCGAGTGGTGGACGGTCCGTACCCCGATCCCGCTCTTCATCCCCTCGACCACGTTGCTCTTGAGGTCGATGCTGTAGGTCTCGGGCCGACCGAAGCGCGGGCTGTTGACGTTCGTGTCGTGCGATCGGATGTCCGCGTAGACTTCACTGAACGTCGAGAGGTAGATCACGTCCTTGCCGCTACCGACCTTTTCGAGCGGTGCGGAAAGCTGGCCGTCTTTCGTGCCGATCAGGATCACGCCGTATCGTCCGATCCCGGAGAGCCGATCGGCGCGTTCAAGGTACGAATAGACCTTCAGGCGATCGCGCAGCTCAGTCCAGCTCTTCATGAACTTCGACTTGCCCTCAGAGCCGTCGGTGACGACTGGCCGCCGCCGCCACGTTGTCTTTGCCGGTGCGTCGACGATCGTGCTCGCGAGGCCCATGCGGTTGTAGAACGAGAGGTACTGATCGAGCGACGGTTCCTTCGTGTAGCCGAGGTTCGTGTCGATGTCGCGGTCGCCGCCGAACTGGTAGCCCGCAAGATGTGAGAGGATCGAGCGGCTTGCTATCGTGCTGGCGTTGACGGCCAAACGCTGATTCCGACGTACTTCGTCGGCTGTCAGCGGCGTGAATCGCCCACGTGAGTCGCGGCCCATCGTTCCCCCTCGCCAATGGAAACGGCCCTGACCACCCGCGCTCAGAGCCTATTGCATTGCGCGCTATCTCAATCTAGCAGGGAGGACGCGCCGCGTCAACGGATTGGAGCCAGGAAGTTGTTGACAGTCGTCACCTTTTGAATGTCAGGAACCCAGTTCGGATCGCGGCCGGTACAGCTACGCTGCTGGGACGTCTTGCTGATGGTACGGTCCAACCCCGTGCGCGATGAACCAAGCAAGCGCATCCTGCTTGAGCCTCTCCGTTCCGTCAGTGAAGCAGACACGCGCTGGCTCCACGTATCCATGACCACAGCAGGCATCTTCGACATCTGGTAGTTCCCCTAGGCAGCCGTCGTGCCCCTCTGCAGTAGGAAGACGACCACAATGCGGACATGCTCGGCGCGGTTGAGTATCGCGCGGAGTCAGATCATCTGCATAGACCCACTGTTCTGCGTCTTCGTCGTAGCGCATCTTGTTACCGTGATTCCATCCAATCGCTCCAAGTTTCATGTCGCTCTCACGCCCGATCCTACCTCCCGCTCACCGCATCGACGATCCGCCTGACGACGCTCCTCTTCCCCTTCGCGCACTTCGGGCAAAGCATCCCCCTTATCTTCATCGGAGTGAAATCGCCGCGGCCGTCTGCCGCGACGTCTTCCGACGGGACCAACACGCTATGCCCGAAATCCTTCCGCTTGATCTTCTTCCCGCACTTGGCGCACGTCGCGACTTCCTCGTTCGCACGTGCTGGCTTCATACCGACGCCGACTCGCGGTCCTTGCTTCGCTAGGCGCATCATTCCGACTCCTTTCTCTCTACGATCTCGAACCGCACGCGCACCGTCATCAGCGACCATCGCG